ACAAACAAGAGTTGTATTACAATCTAATACTTATATTTTTAAGTTTGAATACCCTTTAAGGATACCAGAAAAAACTGACATTGAAGTTCGTGGTATTAGTGTAGGAAGTAATAACAATCCTATGTCTGCAACGTGGCAGGGTATATTAATTAAGAATGAAATACCTACTTACTAATGTTTGCACAGATATTAAACGTAACAGGAGAGGCTTATGTTAAACCTTCTAATAGGACCTATTGCAGAATTGGCAGGTACTTGGCTGAAAGGTTCAGTAGAAACATCAAAGGCCAAGACAGATGCAAAGGTAGCCCAAGCCAAAGCTGAAGCTATTGTCATGCAGAAAAAGGCCACAGGTGAAATAGACTGGGACTTGAAGATGGCTGATGCTTCTGCGTCCAGTTGGAAAGACGAGTGGCTTACTATTATTTTTTCAGTGCCACTTGTGCTTTCATTTTGTGGTGAGTGGGGTAGACAAATAGTTGATGATGGGTTTGCCGCACTGTCTACTATGCCTGATTGGTATCAGTACACACTAGGTGTCATTGTCGCTGCTAGTTTCGGTGTCCGTAGTGCTAGTAAGTTCTTCGGTAAGAAGTAGTTCTTCGTTATCTTCTTCTTCTTCGTCATCAACAAACTCTTCGGGAAAAGCATACGCCAACATCTCAAAAGATTTTTCAAATCCTATAATTTGAAACGTCCCTATAATCTCCGCTTCAAGAGATTCAGGTGTTGAATCATCTTCATCTGTATTATTACCACGTACACGAGACAGTAACTCAAGGGCTTTCAAGGCAACGGCACCATGACCAGCATTCCTTGCTGTCTCATACTGCTTTTCTATTTCTGATATAACATCTACATCGGTACTAATTTCATTAGTAAGTTCTTCAATACGTTCCTGTATCTTGTCGTCTTGTAAAAGCCTATAGCCTTGGTTATGTGCAGATGCCTCACTATATCCTGCCGCAATTGCTGCTCTTGTAGCATTACGATGCAGGATATAAGCTTGGCAAAACTTTTCTTGTTTTTCTTTAAGCTGCGTCATAGTATTTTTCTTGACCACGTTTAGATATTTTCCAGACTTCGGATGCTAGTGTACCAGTACCGTGGAATGTAAAGCCCATGTCCATATCTGTATTGTCAAAAAGTTTTTCACAGTCTTGAGCCATAGCCAACAGTTCTCCTGTTGTCCAAAACTTATAACCATTAATTTCTACTTGCATATACTTAGGCTTATTATTTTTTTCATCTATCTTTTCTTTTTTCATTTCGCTTGTTACATTTTCAACAGAGCAGTCAAATCCAAATAGTTCAAAGTTTCTAAAGCCTAGTGTATGTGCAATAGAAATAGTACGCATAGCTGCACAAGTACCCCCGGTTATAAGTGTACTACCTTCGTCAATGCCTATTCCTTTTTCTACAACAAGTTTATCCTTTACACTCATGTCACGAATTGCATCTGAGTATGCATTCCATCCCTTAATGTTAGCCTTCTTATCAATCAGATATTTGGTAACTGATGGGTCAGTCATTGAAGCAACAAGAAATAAAGTCTTATCATCTATCTTTTTAAATAGTTCTTTACGTACTACACCGTGGGTACTAACGCCATCAATAGGACGTGGGTCAAGAATGATACAGGCAAATGGTTGGATACCAGCTTTAATAAGTTTAGGATAGCTGTGCTTAACACAGAATACTTTTCCTTTTGTTTCTTTAATTCTTTTCTTTAGTAGTTTAAAATCTACTGAAGAACCACCTGAAACAATAAAAGCTATCTCATTATTAATTTTACTTTTATTTACAAAAGTAAAATCTTTAATAAGATTTTTATTTTCTAAGATGTTATTAATAATGTCTTCCTTTGGTCTTGAATCTTTAGGTGTAACCATAATTGGTACACGTGTAAGTTCATCTGGTAGTTTAGATATACCTTTCTTTGTAGCTACGAAACATAGATGTGTAATACCACCATCCTTTACAAGGTCGCTAGAAGGAAGAACAACTTTACCATAAGCTTCAATCTCTTTCATTAACTGATTAACGCCATCATTCTCAGGCATTCTATCTTGTTTATCTTTAGAAAAGAAATCATCAAAGACAAGAATAGGAATGTGTTTTAGATTTTCATAATCTGATTTTACTGTTTCATATGAATGTCCACCGTCAATGTATGCAAAGTCTGCATCTTTAACTGCATCATTATCTTTAAGGGTTTGTTTTGTGTCTCCTTTAAATAGTTCAAATGTAAATTCTTTACCTTGTTCAAACATCTTAACACCAAACTCTTGCAGTCTTTTATTTACTGCGGCAAGGCTATTATGAGGTTTAGAATTTAATTCAATGTGGTCAAGTTCAGGTGTTGCTTCTTCAAATAAATCAAAGCCTACATAGTGTACACTATCTGTATACTGGAATGCAGCAATTGCCATTTGAATAGCACGTCCACCATTCCATGTACCTGTCTCAACAATTGTTTGAGGTTTGTAGTTTCCAATAATTTTTAGCAACTGCTTATAACGCTGTGGTCCATTTACATCTGGAGCAACAGTGTCATCACTAAGTTTCTTTTTTAGATTACCTTTGAAATGGGTAAAGTATTCAGACAAGGGAGATTGTTCAAAGGCCGATAGACCACTTATGTTTGGTGATAGGTTATGTACTTTCATTCCATGTGCTTTGTAAATATTTAGCAGACGTTCAAAGATAAACCCATCATGCCATTCACGATAAGCTACAACTTCACCAATAGTGTAAGCACCTCTAAGGTCAGCAATGAGACTGCAACTATTATAGCACCCCAGATTAAAGCCCATGAAACTTGTTTCACTGTAGTCAATATCTTTCCTTCCTAAGTGTACTAGGTCAACAGCATCAGGTAACCAACGAGCAACCTGCTCAACGTCAAGACGTTTTGTAGCTACAGTATCTGCATCAATCCATATCATCCAATTATTTTCAGGTGGCTCTACACCTGCATCAATTAACTTATCATCCACATCCATCATTTCAAATGCAAGGTCACTAAGTGCATACACTTTATGACACCACTTGATAGCGTCAAGTCTCCAGTTGTATGGCATCTTGCCGCCTTCCGTACCATCGTGATGCTTCATTCGCTCACGGTACTCAACCATTTCTTTTACGTCATTTAGATTACGATAGCTAATAGTATCACAATCAGGAGCGTGTACATCTCTAATATCGAAGTCGTGGTAGTAAGCAACCAGTTTAAAGTGTTCTGGGTTCCATTTTTCTTTAACACTTTCAAGCATATGTTTCGCATATGTTTCATATCCTTCCTTGCTAAATGATGTTACAAAAGTATACATTATATTGTTCCTTCTATTGCTTTATCCAATAAGATATCTGTTTTTAATTTCTTCCATTGACTAGAGTAGTGTGCGTCAATATCTCTGGTTGGTTCCCATTCATTAAACCAAGGACCACCTGTAGTAAAGTGTACATTCTTAGCTTCAATAACTTCTGGTGACCAACCATCTAACCAATTCCATTCTTCATGGATAGCACCTATCTCGTCATCCTCTAGCCAGTTAAATCCGTGTAACCAACTACCTGATTTAAGATTAGCATCATCTACTGTAAGATTTAAGTTAGATGGATGCGAACAATTCCATAGTACAAAGCTTGACCAGTTTTTACGGTTGTAGTTTTGCTGTACTTGTCCATCCATTTTAATACTAGCTTTAGGGTTGTAGTTATGATGTACACATTGTACTGCATACTGTTCATTCTTTGTATATGTATCAAAGAAATCTTCCAAGCTAGTGCGAAGGAACATATCTGAATCCATAAACAAAGCCCAGCCATCATATTGATTTAGAGCAGGTATAAGGAATCTTGTAAATGTAAAGTCTGTGCTGAAAGGGCGACAGTCAAATTCGTCTACCCTTCCTGCGCTATTAGTTTCTATGTCAATTAATAGGCTACGGCGATATAGCCCTGCACGTCTAAGAGATTTCTGAACAAGAGGAATAATATCGTACTTATTTGTGTAACGCAAAATAGATTCACGCAAGACCTCATAAGCAAGGTTCTCACGTGAATCATATCCAATATATATTACAGGATTTTTCTTGCTATCCATTAACGAAACAATCCAAAGGGAGATGTGTAACGATAACCAAGTGCTTTAAGTTCTTCACGAATAGCAGCATCAGCTTCATTACGTGCAGAAATAGCGTCACGTAGTCCTGATGTACGGCGTTCACGATACTCTTTACGAAGTTCTGTAAGACGCTGTTCAGTATCTTTTATTTCTTCAGCAAGTGCATCAAGTTCTATTTCCATTAAAAGCTCCTTTCTATCAATTGAATCTGTATTCTAATTTATTTTTATTTAAATGTCAAATGTTTTTTAAATAATGTATTGCATTTTGTAATGCTTTTATATTGTCTTTAAATCCACCCAAGGCTCTGTTACATGGGTGGCACAACCATCCTCTAAACTTATCTGTTGTATGGCAATGGTCTATTACCCACGCAGGTAAATGGCTACCACCCTTTCCGGCAACGTCTTCTTCTTTGCCATTGCATATAGGACATTGATAATCTTTATCAGGCATACCATACTTACGTCTTAGTTCTTCCCTTGTTTGTGATAAGTGCTTATTACATTTCTTACATTCAGAACGCAATAAGACAGAACTACCAGAGTGAGGTGAAAAAGAAGAAAGGGGTAAAAGTTCGTTACACTTGCTACAAACTCTCCCCTCTCTAACTTCAAATGAACACTCTGATTTAGTGAACAATTCAAGCTGTGTCATTTTTTATATACTACGCCGCACTTAAGTCTACAATCTCGCAGACACCAGCCGTACAAGCCAACTCACGCCCACCAGATGTATTGTCTTCCTTCTCAAAATCAGGAAGCTTTGACCAGTCTACATTCTTTGGCATACGCTTTAGCATCTCACCATATTCTTCAACAGAACAATCCTGATAAGGTGCTTGTTGATACGTATGTTCACTGAAAGGAAGGAAGCTAATGCCACTAACTTCATCGAAGTGTTTGTACACCCAAGCACCCACTTCCATCCATTCATTTTCTTTGACTGAGATGGTGACTGATGGCTTATGTTCACACCAATGACGCTGATATGTTAGCCACAGTTCAAGCTGTTCAATAGCTGTCATAGCAGTACGTGTTACTGCGTTATGTGGTGACTTCATTGGGAATGAAAAGACAGTGGTGCTTTCAGGTTTCATTACATCTGGTTCATTAGGGATGCCTTGAGCCTTCATAAACTCTGTTAATGGGTCTTTGTTGTCACCACGTACAGTGCGAATATAATAAGGATTATGTCTTGCATGAATACCTGATGCTGCATCTACAAGTTGCGACACAGTACCACTAGGTTTTACACAAGTAACAGCAGTGGCTTGAGGAATACCAATCTGTTCTGCCATAGCTTTGTTAGCCTCTACAGCAGTCTGACGAAGCATATCTAGTGTGTCTGATAGTCCTTTGTCTTTATGTAGGGTAGTGCAATCCATAATGCCTGTTAAAGATACACCAAGCAAACGCTCTTCTTCTGTATTCTTTTTCCAAATACTACGAAGATATTTAAAATTAGTTAGCGTAGCTTGGAATGTGCCAAGAATAGCAGCAAGTCGTACCTTTTCTTTAAGAGAAGCAAGGTCATCAGATGAACGTGCTACAACCTCTGACAGATTACAGAACTGGTAGGGGCGAAGAATAATTTCTGAACAAGGGTTACAACCAAAATCCTGATTGACATCACGCCGCCCATTCTTAGCCGCTTGTTTCTTAGCTGATTCACGATTGAAGATACCACGCTCACCTGACTTACTGTCGTATAAAGACAACCACTCACGCATGAATGTACCCATCTCAGGCTTCTGCTTGTAAGCTACAGAGTTGTTAGCCAATGCACGTTGACCTTCATTCTCCCACCACTGACCTGACTTAGCGTGTGCCATCTGGTCATCGTTAAGATTAGACAAGCTGATAAGGGCTGAACGTCTTACACCACCGACAACTACAACCTCTCCAATCTTACACATGATGTCGTGACATTCAATCGGGTATAGTCTGCGACCTTTTGCACCCTTAAACTTTTCAATACAAAAGTTGAACAACTCAACTAGTGGTTGAGGTCCTGACGCACGTCCACCAAAAGTCTTGAGCCTTGCACCTGCAGGACGTACTTCTGATATATCAAACTTTGGTATCTGTCCAGTGTACAGCATAGCAATAAGTTCCTTCAGGGACTTAGCCCATCCGGGGCGGCTGTCACCAACCTTAATTATCGTATCTGTTTCATGGAAGTCTTCATTAACAATAGGAAGTTTCTCAATGTTGTGACGCTCAACACTAAAGCCTACGCCTGTACCACACATAAGGATGTACATTGTTTCGTCAAAGGCACGTGGGCTATCTACTGGTACATATGAACAGTTGTATCCACCTACATGACAACGGTCAAGGGCAGGACCACTGGTCATCAATGCTCTCATGCTTGGCATGATTGATTGGTTAAGTACAGCCTCTTCTAGTTCTGACCTTAATGAATCAGAAAGCTTATAGTTGTGTTTATCAGAAAGATGTTTAGCCATATAATCAAAATATCTGGATACAGTTTCACTCCATGTCTCCCTGCGTTGCTCGTCCTCTTTCCAACGTGCGTAACGTGAAAGAGCAATAAAGTTTTGATAATCAGTTGGTAATATATTTTGCATATAAATCCCCTTCCATTTTGAACAGTGAATAAGAATAGATTGTAGCACAATTGTGCTACAAGTACAATAATCTAGTGTCCTAAAACTGCGTTAATTCTTTTGCGAACATAATCTATCTCACCTGATTTAAGAACCTTGAATGCAAAGTCTCTCATGTAAGCAGGGTCAATACCTGCGTAATCACAGACAGTATTAAAGTCTTCTGCTGTTACTCCTACAGACGCAAAGAACCAAGCAACAGCCCTATCTCTTTCTAAGATAGCCGTGTCTGGTTCTCCATCATAAGAAGGCTTTGTCGCGTCCAGTAAAGCTTGTAAGATTACTGTCATAAACAAAGCCTTCTCAGGTGTCTTAGGGACATTTAATTCTACATCAATTAGAACTATGTCTTCTTTTTGCATTCTTCTTAAACCATTCCTGTGGAATACCTTCTCCACCTTTGCAGTATTGAAAATTATATTTGTCGCACCAGTCTGCGTATGTCATCTTCCCACCCTTATACAGTTTCCTGTGAGGGTTATCAAAGACAAACCGAATATCCACATCAGGATGTTGGTCACGTAAGAACAGATGTTTCTTTCTGTCTTCAAGCATGAACCTACCCTTTACCTCTAGGATAATACCATTAGGTAAAATAAAATCAGGTATGTATTTTTTATCCTCTCGCCATTCATAAGGTATAGGGTAAGGTTCATACTTAAACTCGATATTATATTTGGTGAGTACAAAAGCAGTGTTCAGTTCAGAGTTAGAACGATACTGATGCTGCTTTTGTATTCTTGATTTCTTTGCTCTAGGCATTAGTTACCTCTAGTACATCAGGTGATTTAGCTACCTGAGTTAGATAACGTACTCCGTTAGAGTATTGGAACTTTCTTAGACCTACACCACCATTAGCATCCTTCCAACATTCTTCATTAAATGGACAGAAGATACAGCCAATTGCTAGTTTCCTGTTGCCTGACTTACCATCAGGCTCATCAGGATAACAGCGTGGTGGTGGTGTTTCAGATTGTAAGAATGACTTTACTTTATTGATACGGTCTGATGCACTTATCATGTGTACAGATTGCACACCCATCAAAGCTAACTCAGCAGAGGATTTATCTACCGCAAAGAATGCTGCGGCTTTATCCTTACCTGCTTCTGCATAACCAGAGATTTGTGCAATGTAACCGAATGGGTCATCTGTATGTAGTGTACCTTCCTTAAACTTCTTGAAGGCATAGGGTGATGCTGATTTGATATCAGTTAGTACACCATCAATACGACAATCCTTATGGCCTTTAACGCCATTGATTTCTACCTCGCCCTGTTCATCTGATACTTCATGTCCAGACAACTCAGTCAGTAGAATAAGAAGAGCCTCTAGGATATCTCCAAACATAAACTTTAGTTTAGTCTGCCCATCTATTGGGCGTGGCTCTGTAACCCCACGGTAATCATACCATAGTTGACGGTCAGGTTTACCAATATGTGACATACGTAAGCCACCACCTGCCTCACGGCGTTTGGTTCCTTCTTTTAGTTGGCGACCTATACTTTGCCACAAGCTTCTGGAAAACTTTTCCATAGCCTCACGGTTACGCATAGTG